GGCAAACTATTATGACTACTCAAGAAGATGTAAAAGAGATAAAAAGTCAAATGATTAGAATGGAAGAGAAGATTGATAACTTAAGATAGGTTTATGAAAAACTTACTAATTACATTTTTCTTTATATCGTTATCAGCTTTTAGTCAGGATTTTCCTGATGGTATGGTAGCTGTTGAATTTAATGCTAGTTTTAACAAGTCTAACGAAGTTAGTTGGCTTTCTAAACTTACGGATTGTGAAGTAGAAAGAATTGATATAACAGCAGATGCAAGGTGGTCTAAAGAATATAAAATAGTGGTTGTTCCTACTATTGTAATATTTAACAATAATGAAGAAGTAAAAAGATTTCAAGCAAATATAATGATGACTATGGAAGCTACTAAGAGTGAAGTTCAGAACTCTATAGACGAAATAGTTATGGAAGCATTTTAAATTTAAATTATGAGGTTAAGTAAAAATTTTTCTCGTGCAGAGATAGAACACAGTAACACAGCAAAAAGATTAGGTATTAGTAATGAAATGTCTGAAAAACATTTGGAAAGCATGCAAAGGCTTATTGATAATCTCATTCAACCTATGCGTGACGCTATTGGTCCTATTCGTATTAGTAGTGGTTATCGCAGTCCGAAACTCAATAAAGCTATTGGGGGATCATCTCGAAGTCAGCACAGCAAAGGTGAAGCTTTGGATTTGCAGTTTTGGGAAAAAGGAAAAATGAATAACAGAGTTATTTATGAATGGGTGTTAGAATCAGGTGTAGAGTTTGATCAAATGATAAACGAATTTGATTTTTCTTGGATACATATATCTCTTAAATCGAAAGAGAATAGAAGTCAAGTTCTTGAGGCCTACAAAGATGAAAAAGGAAAAACTGCTTATAAACTAGTTTAGTTATGAGTAAATTATTAAACTTTTTAGGTGGTGGTGTTGTAAAACAGGTTGGAGATGTAATAGACAGTCTTAGTACATCTGAGGAAGAGAGATTAGAAGCAAAGCGTAAAATGGAGGAAGTTCTTATGCAGGCTGAATCGCAAGCACAAGAACAAGTTACCAGACGATGGGAGGCAGACATGAAGTCTGACAACTGGTTATCTAAGAATATTAGACCTTTGATATGTATATTTTTAACTGCAATTTTTGTAGTTTTGTCAGTGTTTGATGGTAATATAGGAGAGTTTGTTATTCAAGAAAGCTACATACCTATATATCAAACATTATTAATAACAGTATATGGAGCTTACTTTGCAGGTAGGTCTATAGAAAAAATAAGAAAAAAGTAAATGAGTAATTTAAAAGGAAAATCTATATCCTCCACTTATAAGAATCTATTACAAACTTCTGTAGAGTTGACAGATGGTAAGTTAAAAGATGTAGAGACAGGTGCTGGTAACATCACCTCACTGAAGGTGTCTACAGATAAAGTTTCTGTAACTAAATTAGGTGTAGGTACAGGATCATCAACTCCTGATGGTTTACTTCACGTTTTATCAGTTAGTGCAGGAGCAGTAAATGCTAGCTCTTTTGCCAATCAGATAGTTTTAGAAAACTCTTCAGATTCTGGGATGTCTATATTATCTGGAGCATCAAATGCTGGTAATATTTATTTTGGAAATGTAAACAAAAATAATGCAGGTCAGATATTTTACGATCACTCTAGGGATTCTTTATCTTTTTCTACAAATGGATCTGAAAAAGTTAAAATTGATAAAGATGGAAATCTTAAAGTAAGTGGTACAGTATCTCAGTCAGATGATAGATTTGAACTTGTAGAATACTTTGAAAAAGTTCCAAGCTTAGGCATAACAGATGCTCAAGTTAGTCAAGCTACTGACGCTACAACTGCAGTTACTTTAAATGCTAAATATGGTGTAATAACAATGCAGTCAGTTGACTTAGCTGCTACAGACACTGTTGAATTTACTTTTAATAATAATCATATATACGGAACAACATCTCAAGTTTTAATTAGTTTGCAAGATGGTGGCACTATAGCTGATAACGCTATGGTTAATGTGATGGTCCATGATATAGCTGATGGTAGTTGTAAAATTAGAGTTGGTACTAATGGTACTGACATTGCAGCTCAAGTATTTAAATTATTTTTTGTAATAGATCCTTATGTTACTCCTAATCAAAACTTTGTTTTAGGTGGTACTAGTTCTGGATCTAATCAGGTTTCTGTTAATGCAGGAAGACCTACTAATGGTTTTGCTGGGATTAAGTTAGTTACAGGAACAACTGATAATGATTTTACTGTTTTAACACCTAGAGATGCAGAAACTGAAATGCCAGCTGGTCATGATTCTTCTGCTTGGTCTTCTGTTCCTTTCGGTACAGAAAACAAAATAGATTTTTCTTGCGGTATATCTACATCAGGAACTATAACTGAAACTGCTATATGGGCTGGATTAAAACTTACAGAGGTTGGTACTTATGCTACAGACGCAAATCAAGCTTATTTTTTATACGCTGCCAATGATGATTTGGGTGCTTTAACTACAAATGGTAACTTACATTTTGTTTATAGTGTAGGTGGAACAGATTACATAACAAACTTAGGAATAACAGTTACTACTAACACTGTTTATAGGTTAAGAATATCTTTTGATGAAAATAGAAAGATTAGTGTTTTTGTAAATAATGTTCAATATGGTTTAGTTACTACTGCAACAGCAGGTGGAGGAACTCAGTCAATAAGCACAACAAAATCTTTAGCTATGACTGACGACATAGATTTAGTTCCTTTTGTAGGTATTCAAACTTTAACTACTGCAAGTAGAGGTATGCAGGTAGGATATGTAAAACTATCTAGAGATTTATTCGAGTAGTAAAATATATAATAAATTTAAATTAAATAAAAATGGAAGCAATAAACCCTATTATAAGAAAAATAACAATAGGGGACTTAAAGCAAGGACTGACTTATCAGGTAGGTCAAAAGATGCTTGGAGGTTCACTAGAAGTCACCGCAATAATTCAAGACGAAGCGGCTTGGTATAAACATCAACAAGTAGTGTATGATGTGTATATAAAAAAAGATGAAGAGGAGTTTTCAAGACCTTGGAAAAGGTTTTTTTCTCAACCAACAGCAATAGAATACAATACTGCTGTTTTAGATGAGTACGAAGTTAAGTAAACTTAAATATAATCAAAAATGAAGCCAATTAAAGACATCTACTGGATAGAAGTAGAAAAAGAAACAGAAGATACCATAATGTTAAACGGTGTAGAATTGTATAGAGATACCTCTTATGATCCTATGAGATTAGCAAGACAATATGGTACGGTGTATAAAACACCAATGCAAGACACTAAAGAAACTGGAATACAAGAGGGTGATAAAGTTTGGTTTCACCATTTTGTAGCAACAGATACAAATCATGTCAAGCATGCTGATAAGGATAATATATATCAAGCTCTTGCAGAGCAGATATACCTTGTTAAAAGAGAAGATGAGTATATTCCTGTAGGGGTATGGAATTTTATGGAGCAAGAAATGAAGGAACCAGAAAAAACTGAGTCTGGTATATTTTTAGAAACTTCAGCATCTGAAGTAGAGCTTCATGGAAAAGCAGTTATAATAAATGACTGGATGAAAGATCAGGGAGTTAAGGAAGGCGACAGAGTTATGTGGAGTGAAAACTCTGAATATGACATGGATATAGATGGACAAAAACTTCTTCGCATGCGTAACTTTGATGTCTTAGCAGTTTATGAAGGAGCAGAATAGAGATTATGCTCTTAAAACTTTAGAGAAGTTAATAGAAGCAAGTAAGGGAGCTGTAGATCTTCTTATAGAAGAGATAGGCAAACCTTTAATAGAAGAAGATGACGCTAAAAGAAGACAGGCTATAAAGGCAAAAAGAGAATGTTTTGAGGACTGTCAAGAAATTCTTTTAGGAATAAAAAACCTTGAAGATAGAATCAAGGAAGGAGAATCCTTAATAGAAGAGAAAAAAGATTTTAAAGGATCTTTTGCTGAACGGTATGCAAAAAAGTGATACTATATATCTAATAGAGGGCAGTGAAGGAGAGGTATTAGAGTTTGAAAACTTAAATATAATTCTACCTAAAAAACCTAGATATAAAAAAGATATATTATATCATAACCTACCTAAAAAACAACAAAGATGGGTTAGGCAGGATATACCAAAGGGGTTGACAAGAGAGAACGCTACAGATTATGTAGACTATATAGAAGAGGAGTTTAGAAGAAGAAGGGATGGTTTATGGTTTTATAACAATGGTGTTCCTACTTATATTACTGGATCGCATTATATGTTTATTCAGTGGAGTAAAATAGATGTTGGTTACCCTGATTACAGGGACGCTAACAGAACGTTCTTTATTTTTTGGGAAGCGTGTAAAAACGATAAGAACTCATACGGTATGTGTTTTCTTAAAAACAGACGTAGTGGTTTTTCTTATATGGCTAGTAGTGAAATAGTTAATCAAGCTACTCAAGTTTACGATAGTAATTTTGGTTTACTTTCTAAAACTGGTGCTGATGCTAAAACTATGTTTACAGATAAGGTGGTTCGTATATACAGAAACTACCCATTCTTTTTTCAACCTATACAGGATGGTTCTAGTAATCCTCGTGTTGAGCTTGCTTTTAGAGAGCCTGCAAAAAAGATTACTAAAAATCAAAAGCATATAGAAAAGTCTGAAGCTTTAAATTCTATAATAGATTGGAAAAATACTGCTGATAATAGTTACGATGGTATGAAGCTTAAGCTTTTAGTGCATGATGAAGCTGGTAAGTGGACAGGTCAAAACTCTATAAAGAAGAACTGGGGTGTAACTCAAACTTGTTTACTTCTTGGTAGAAAAGTAGTTGGTAAGTGTATGATGGGTTCTACTGCTAATAAACAGCAAGATGGTGGTGCAGAGTTTAAAGATATATTCTATGACTCAGACATGGGAGAAAAAGATCTTAATGGTAGAACAAAAAGTGGCTTATACAAATTATTTATACCTGCTTATGACAATCTTGAAGGTTTTATAGATGAGTATGGATATAGTGTTATAGATACTCCTGATAAGCCAGTTATGGGTATTGACGATATGTATATTGATACTGGTGCTAGAGATTATATACAAAATAGAAGAGATGCTTTAAAAAATGATACTACTGCTTTATCTGAATTTAAAAGACAGTTTCCATTTACTGTAGAGGAAGCATTTAGAAATGACACACAAAGTTGTATATTTGATGTCGAAAGGATTTATCAGCAGATGGATTATAACGAAGTTAATAATACTCCTACAACAAGAGGAGAGTTTGTTTGGAAAAATGGCGTACAAGACAGCGAAGTTATATGGATACCTCACAGAAAAGGTAAGTGGGAAATTACTTGGGTTCCAGAGATTCAAAACCAAAATGTTATTACATCTAGGTATAACAAGAAGTTCCCTGGTAAATCAGATGCTTTGGTTGCAGGATGTGACCCTTATGATCATGATACCACTACGGATGGTAGAAGGTCTGATGCTGCTGCTCATGTATTCCATAAGTTTAGCATGGCAAGTGATGCGTCTATGCAGTTTGTGTGTGAGTACATTAATAGACCTCCTAAAGCGGAGATATTTTACGAAGACATGATTAAGATGTGTGTTTTTTATGGGTGTCAAATATTAGTAGAGAATAACAAAGTAGGAATACTAAAGTATTTTGAAAACAGAGGATACTATGAGTATTTGATGGACAGACCAGACATGACGCATACAGAGTGGAGTAGAGGTAAGCAAAAGATAAAAGGAATACCTGGATCAGGTGCTGCAGTAATTAATGCTCAAGCAGAAGCTATAGCCACATATATATATGACCATGTTGGTTATAATGCAGATACAGGAGAGATTGGAAGATGTTATTTTAACACGCTTTTAGATGACTGGAGTAGATTTGAGATAGATAATAGGACAAAATACGATGCTAGTATATCTTCATCATTAGCACTTTTAGCATCACAAAAATATATAAGACCTAAAAAGAAATTAAAAGTTTCATCACCTTTGGTTAAAAAATATAGTAATAAAGGGATGTATAGTAAACAAATAAAATCATGATTTACGGTAACAATAAACATAAGATAAACGGGTATCCATCACCTTTAGCCACTAACGAGGAAAAGGCTACTAAGGAGTATGGCCTTGAGTACTTTAAGACAATGTACTACGAGTGGCACAATAATGGTGATGTTTATTTTAGAGATAGAAAAATGCGATATAATCGCAATAGGTCTTATGCTGAGGGAAATCAAGATGTAGGCAAATATAAAGACCTTCTTGATGTTCAAGGTGACACATCTTATCTTAATATAGATTTTACTCCTGTCTCTATAATACCAAAGTTTGTTGATGTTATTGTAAATGGTATGGTCAACCAAGATTATGACATAAAAGCCAAAACAATAGATCCTATAGCTGCAAAAGAGAGAATGGAAAAGAAGAAGCAGATGTATGGCAGCATGCTTACTAAAGATGTTATGCAAAACTTTGAAGACCAAACAGGTTTAGACTTAGCTTCAAAGGAGTTTGTAGCGGATAGTTCTGACGAAATTGAAATGTTTATGGCACTTAACTATAAGCAAAATGTAGAGATAGCTTTAGAGAAAGCAATTGAATACACTTTAGATATTAATGATTACGATGAAACTAAAAGATACATGATTCGTGATTTAGTTATTTTAGGTTTGTGTGCTGCTAAAACAGAATTATCAAAAACAGAAGGTGTTAAGGTAAGATATGTAGACCCTACTAATCTTATAACATCTTTTTCTTCTAAAGCTGATTTTAAAAATATACGTCACGCAGGTGAAATATATTCTATTACTATTGCTGACTTAAAACAACAAGCAGGTGATGAGTTTACAGAAGATGATTACATTAAGATAGCTAAAGAGTATGCAGGTAAAAATAATAATCCAATAAACTATGGTACTCAAGCTTATTATGAAAATGGTAATGAAACATATGACTATGATAAGTTTAGTGTAAATATATTAGATGCTGAGTTTATTACAAGTCATTCATTAAAATACGAAAAGAAAGAAAATAGATTTGGTGGTTATTCTGTAAACAAAAAACCATCAAACTATAAACCTCCAACAAACTCTAAAACTAAAAGAGAAGATATTGGTCAGACTGTTAAAGTAATATATAAGGGTAAATATATAGTTGGTACAGATTATTTGTTTAATTATGGCATGATGAAAGATATGCCTAGACCTAAATCTAATTTGTCTGAAACTAGATTATCATATATAATTTATCAACCAAACTTGTACAAGATGAAGAGTCGTTCTTTGGTAGACAGAATGATTCCTTTTGCTGATCAAATACAATTAGCTCATCTTAAGATACAGCACACATTAGCTAAAGCTAGACCAAAAGGTGCTGCTTTTGAAATTGGTTCTTTAGAAAACGTATCAAAAGGTGATGGTGGTACATTTACACCTTTAGAGTTACAAGAAATATACGATCAAACAGGTAATATATATTATAGACGTATAGATGACGAAGGTCAAATGACTGGAGCTATGCCTATACAAGAATTAGAAAATGGTATAGGTCGTGATTTCAATACCCTTATTGGAGTTTACAATCACAATATGCAAATGATTAGAGATGTAACTGGTGTTAATGAGGCTAGAGACGCATCCAAACCATCTAGCGAAGCTTTAGTTGGAGTTCAAAAATTATCTTTATTAGCATCGAATAATGCTACTAGGGATATTAATGACGCTTATCTTAATGTAACAAGAAGAGTATCTCAAAGTATTACAATTAGAATGCAAGATCTTATAAATTTCAAAAACCTTCATAAGATGTATACTAATGTAATAGGTGATACAGCGATGTATAGTATAGATATGATGAAGAAGCTTTCTATTCATGAGTTTGGTATTACTCTTGATGTCGCACCTAGTGAGGAAGAAAAGCAACTAATGGAACAAAATATACAATCATCGATAGCTCAAAAAGAAATAAGACTTGAAGATGCTATTATGATTCGTTCTATCAAAAATATTAAGATGGCAAATCAAATGTTAATCTTAAGAAGAAAGAAGTATCAAGAAGATCAGCAAGCTCAAGCAAAGCAAGCTTCAGAGCAAAATGCTCAACTTCAACAACAATCTGCTCAACAGGCCTCACAATTAAAACAACAAGAAATGCAGTCTGAAATGCAGATAGAACAGGCTCGTGTTCAAGCTAAAATTCAAGCAGAGATGGAACTCAAAAGACTAGACTTTGAATTAAAAGAACAATTTGAGCAAGCTCAGCATCAAAGAAGATTAAGAGAAATAGAACTTGGTAACCTTGGTAAAGAAGGTGCTGCATCTATTCAAGGAGAGGTTCGTAAAGCTGTTCAAGAACAATCTGCTATGAATCAATCTCAGATGATTGAACAAAGAAAAGGTAAAAGAGGCCCTTTAGGGGAGGAACAGAATCAAGAACAATAATTTGATTTTAAATCAAAAAAGTTTATATTTGCGAAAATACTAAATTAAATTTAATACAATGGATATAAGAGAGCAACTATTAAAAAATTTTGGTGAGCAGGTTAATCAACCTCAAAACCAACAAAATATTGTAGACTTAACTGGTGATGAAAACCAGCCAGATGAGTCTCAACCTATAGCAGAGGAGCAATCCAATGTTATAGACTTAACAGGTGAGAGTTCTTTAAATACTGAAGAAACTACCAACGTTGATGAACCTGAAGTTTATCAAGAGGAAGAGGGTGAAGAAATCAGTGATGACGAGGTTGTCTTACAATACCTTAGCGAGAAGCTTGGGCGAGACATAACATCATTTGATGATTTTGACAATGGTGAGTATGAAACAGAAAGTAATGATTTCGCTAGCGAGCAGCTTCGAGTTATTAATGATTATGTTAGAAATACTGGTCGTACAGTTCAAGATTACCTAAACACTCAAACTGTTGATTTATCTGATGTGTCCGATGATGCAGTCTTAAAGGAATATCTAAGATTAGATAATCCTGACCTAACTGAAGCTGAGTTAAATGACTATATGACTGCAACATATAAGATGGACAAGGAAGAGTATTCTACAAGGGACATGAATGCTGGTAAGGTTCAACTTAAGAATGACGCTAGAGCCGCTAGAGAGTACTTTAATGAAGTAAAAGAAGAGTATGCTATGCCTGATGAATCTTTTGATACTGGAGTATCTGAAGAAGAAAGAGGTGAATGGTTAGGTCAAATGGAATCTGAGGTCGATGACCTTGAAGGTTTATCATTTGAAATGAATGACCAAGGCGAAGAGTTTGTTTACAATCTTGATGA